TGCGTTCACCACGAACACGGTCAGTGATAAGTGCAAGAGACTGATCAACTTTCTCTACAGTGATACTGTGTTGTGCAACACCAGAACCTTCGAAGATACCCAGCTCATTAACGAGACCCCAAGTATTAGGGATGATCAGAAGTTCTTCAGTGTAATCGACTAACTCAAAAGGTTTGTCAAAACTACGAATTGTACTCATTAAAAATACTCCTAGTGTATTTTATTATTAAATTTGTGTATCTACGTTGATACCAAGGGCTTCTAGTTGAACTTTAGCAGCGGCTTCATCTGCGCCAGTCTTGAACACAAGACCACCATCGGCAACGATAGCTGGGCCTTTAACAAGAACTAGAACAGTTGTGTCAGTTGCAGCAGGAACAGAGATGTCCTGAATTACAACAGCAGCAGCAGTTTCTTCACCAGTAGAAGCAGTATCATCGTACTGTACATATTTTTCACTAGCAGTTACTTTACCAAGTACTTCACCGATTTTATAATCGACAGCAGCAGCTTCGTTAACAGTAACAGCAAGTCGGCAGTAGCCTTGTTCAGACCACAGTTCGCGTTTCAGCATGTTTGAAAGACGCGCATTCTCTCTTGCAATAAGAGTCATAATTTATTCTCCAATTATAATTTTAAGGATTACTTAGCTTTGTACTGGTTTTCAAGGAAAGTGCGTGTAGCATTTGCCTTTGCAGCAGGTTCTTCAACTTCAGTGTCTACACCTTTCTCTAGGAACATTTCACCAGCATCTGCAGCAGCAGTTAGGGCTTTAAGTGTCTCTACAGTACTTGTGAAGGCTTCATCAGTTAGGTATTCAAAAGACTTGAAAAGCAACTCGGCTTTATCTTCATCTTTAACGGCGTCTTTCAAAGCAGCTTTACGAGTAACAGCAACTTGCTCTCGCTCTTTAGCTTGATATGCTTCAATAGTTTCATTAGCTTTCGTCAGCTCAGTCTTAAGAGGCGAAACTGCCTTCTCAATAAGGGCTTCCAGTTCAGATTTTTTAATCATATCTTTATTTTCTACGATCATGGGTTTTACGTCCTCTGCGGATTTTTCTACGTTTTGTTTAGAAACGCCCTCGATTGAGGACATAGATTTTTCGATCAATAGTTGATCTTTTAGAAGTGTATCGAATTGTTCTTCGGTTACTTCCGAGAGAGCCTTGGTCATATCCTCTGCTTTGAATAGAGATTTCATAATCTCAACAGAATCAATTTTGCTCTGGATATAGTCCTCATAACTTTCAATGTCTCCATCTTCGTCATCAGTGTTATAACCAAGGATACGAGCAAGAATCTCTGCATCTTCGTAATACAAACCGAAGAACCTTCTCAGAAATTCTTGAATGGTCATTGTTACTTTGACCATATCTGCTTTCTCTACAAAGGACATTGGAATGCCTTGAGTAGATTTTGTAATAAGTGTTGTGTAGCCATTTGCAGGGCCACCTTGATGTTTACCAACTAATGCTACGTGGGCACCATCTTGTTCAAAGTTAAAGTTCTTCAAACGTCTTTTAGCTGTTGTTGTCATTATAACTCCTCGTAATTAGCTGGGCATCCAATACTGACACCATTGATATCTCCAGACTTGATTAGCTCCCAAACTTCGTCATCTTGTACTTGCCATACTTGCAACCAACTACCTTTACGTACTAGGGTGTCTCCTAAGTAAAACTCGGTAGGTGCAATGTAAGACTCAACAATAGAGGCTAAATCTGTCTCTGACATGTGGAATAGATTTGCTTTTCTACAGTGTGTTTGGAAACTGTGGCAAGCCTTTCTAACTTCTTCCTCGTTGTAGATATCACCTTGTAGATCGACTTCTTCTGGAGAAAGCACAAGAAATGTTGCTTGCTTTAACTCCTCATCAAGAGCTTTAGATATTGAAATACCATTCTTTGATTCCACTGTCTCTTGATATCTTGGGGCTTCTTCTGAGTCTCCAAAACACTTAGACAGGAGGGCTGTTAAACCCTCCATAAACTTACGTTCATTATTCATACGTTCTCCGAGTTACTTGAAGATGTGTCGCTACTAGCAGCATCATCAGAGGTTCCATTACCAGACCCTTTAGCCATACCGTCTCCAGACCTAGACTCTTGCTTAGGAAGCTCATCCTTATTTACAGGTTCATCGTCAAGCTTAGGGTCTACTTTGAATACAGTAGTTCTAATCTTATTCATCACAGGTCTGTCAGCTTCAATAGCATTTACAGAGAAGATACGTTGAATCGCTTTTGAGAACTCTTCAATATCAACTTCATTAAGATCGCCATACTTGAACTTAGGAAACTCTACATCAGACCAACCATTCAACTTGAATGTTTGTGGAATAAGGTCGTAGTTTAGAGTGTTACAAATCTCTTGAAGTCTGGCTTCAACAGCCATAGTCATAAGACTTGTCTTTTCACCTGCAAGAGCAAAAGAACCTACTTGATCTTGACCCATTTTTAGGAAGTCAGCAAAAAGAAGTGTAAGGATCTTGTTATCCCAACGCTTAATAATCTTATCTGTATCGTATTGCTTACCGCCGTTAACACCCATCAATTCAAAGTCAAACAGTGGTTGTCTAGACTCTGGATCGTGAGCTTGCGGAAGTACTAGACCAGCTTGCTCATTAGTGTGGATATTACGGATAATCTTCTGATAGTAGTTGTAGATTGCTTTCTCTTCTGGAGTGGCATCTTCAGACATATATCTAGGGGGGATCTTAATGACCGGCATACCAACCATATCTCGGCTGATACCAATAGCTTCTTGTTCTTCAATTATTGAGCGATATTTCCAAGCAAAGTAAACTTTCTTAAGAGGGCTGTTCCCTTCAGGGTTATTTCTCTTAGGATTAGTTCTGAAAAGTAAGAACTTATTGCGAGGAATTTCAAGTTTATTAGTTGCACCTAGTACATTTCTAAACCGATATAGGTCAAAACTCTTTGATAAGTCTTGCTGAACACCTATAACATCACGACCATCTTCTGAGAAGATAAACTTAGATATTGTATCCTGAGACCTTACAGGTATTCTCTTCCAAGCTACAAGACCATCATCATACTTAGAGCCAGACGTTTTTAACCTACGTCTGTAAACCTTCTCATGAACGCTAAAGCCGTATGTAAGGAAGCTTGTAATCTCTTGGACAAATTCCATCCAAGTGTGTTCCATGTCGTCTTTACACTGTTCAATGAACTTAGCTTTCTTTAGCTGATCTTCTGTAGCTTCCATTGGAGGCACAACTTGCCAATCAACACGAGCAATCATCATTTCAAATAATTCAATTGCAGATGCTATAGTTGCATCGTAACCCATTTGTTTGTATGTTGTAATAACAGAAGGCCAACGAAGTTCAGTCTTCATCTCCTCCATGATCATGTTATTACTTACTTTCAACCCTACAGTGGAAGTCTCACCCATTCTTAATCTAAGAGGAGATTCGCTGCCAGATGTTAAATTTAAGTTGTCTTCTGCCATAAATCCCTCAATTGTAGTTTAAAGTAAATGGGTTTGATTGTATAAAACTTGGTAGTACAAAGTCAGGAAGTGTGATAGCCTGTGTGAGAGACCAGTAAGCATCTGAAGATGCGTCAACTTGGTCATCCTTTTTATTTCGGCTACCATCGAAAGACTCTAACTCGTCTACGTAAGTATCATTCCACTCCGCTGTTACAATCTTAACAAAGCCAGCCTCAGTTACCGAAGCAAATGGGGCAAACCTAGTAAGTTTGTTTTGGTTAGTTGTTTTAACTTTTGAATAGAACCCTAAGTCTGCAAGGTCACGCACAAGTTGTTGAGCGTAAGCTTTACCAGCAGCACCGGGGTCAGCAGGGATAATAATTTGAGTATCTGTACCGTCTTCTTTAGCGCACTTTACGATTTGTTGGAAGACTCCTTGGAATCTATCTCTAAATCGGCAGACGTCTTCTATAACGTAATTGTTGTCTTCATCGAGGCTCATCAGAACGCCCACAGTCCAGTCAGGATTGGGGTAAGTCTCTGAGGGTATGCTACCCGATATGTCCCAAGCTCTAACACGCTTCTTGACCTTCAGAGGACGTTTAGGTAAGAAATCTACCCAAGCCTTCTTCCAGTAACCAGACTCTTCTGGTCTAGCGTACCAAGATCCGTGAAGCAGACGCTCTCTCTCAACCCTAGTAAGGGACTTAAGACGACTAACATAAGTTGGGTCGGCTTTCATTAGAGGAGGGTTGTCGTAGATTGTAGCTGGGTGAAACACGAAGGAAACGATACCGCTTTCTGGGCCTTCTCCGTGAACCGCTTCTAACTCTTCCCTAGTATCCGCCCATTGCAATTCTTCACCATTACGGACAAAGTAACGCATAAGACCAGCCTTAGCTGGATCGGGGATACCTGTAACAGGGTCTAAATACCATTGAACCCATTTACGAAGGAAACTATCGTAGTCGGGGTTACAGGTAATCTTCATTTGAGTTTTATATTTAGATCGGGGAGCACGAATACGAGATCTAAGATAGTCGATCATCGTTTCAGAGAAGTGAGTTCCTTCATCGAAGAGTACAAAGCTGTACTGAGCACCCTGATGGCTGTACTTATCTTTTTCCATCTCAAGGTGGGAGAATTTTAATTGAGCCCCAGATGGGAAAACTACAACCTTATCTTTCTCACGGAACTTAACATTCTTGTCGAATTGCTTATACATATACTGTGCAGTATCCCAAAGACCACCACCAGCAGTTATTTCTGGCATTGTTCTTCGGAAGATTACTCCACGAAAGAAAGGATCATCTACAAACAGTAGTGGGGTCATGAGACCTACGTAACTTTTACCACTACCGGCAGCGCCTCCGAATACGGTGATGTCAGCATCGCTTAGGAGAAAGTCTTCTTGCCGAGGACTCGCTGGGCCTATTTTTTCTGACATACTATACCTCGAAAGACATATATAGTATTTATACTATAATTATACAGTATGTATACAATATGTCAAGGATTATTTGAATTATTTTTGAAGTGGTACTCCGAGTCGGAGTCGAACCGACAACTCAGAAGTTTTAAGCCTCTTGCCTCTGCCAGATTGGGCCACCGGAGCATTATTTTTGGCACCAAGCCAGAGGATCGAACTCCGCTTACTGGTTTTGGAGACCAGTGTGTTCCCAGAACGCAAGGTATAAATTGGCAGAGAGTGAAGGAATTGAACCCTTACCGTTTAAACAGTAGCAACAGTTTTCAAGGCTGTTTGACCTCCGTTGGTCGCCACTCTCTATGTTTGGTCGGGAAGG